GCCCGCAGCTGCCGCGCCATCTCGTCGCGCTCGGTCTTGCTGTGCACGCGCTTCGGCAGGCTGGCAAGCCGCGCATGGACCTCGCGCTGCTCGCGCGTCATGCCGGCGCGGGCGCGCGGGCCGCAGGCGTTCACGCCGTAGTCGGCGGGGAGCGCGTCAGACACGGGCGTCCGACTCGGGTTGCGTGGTCGGGCAGCCAAGCGCCTGCAACTGCCACAGCCGCCCCTCGGGGATGCCGTCCTCCGTCCACTGCGAGACGGCCGACGGCGTGACGCCTAGCCGGGCCGCAAGCTCGGAAACCGAGTTGCCCGCCCACGCGAGAGCGGCACTTTTGCTGATGGTTGGAATCTGCGACATGGCCCCAATTTAGCATGCTGCATCCGCCACCGTCAAGCATGCTCAAGGCCAGGCCATGTACCTTTCTTTCGTGAGCGAGATCGGCGACCGCATCAAAGCGTTGCGGCAGGAACGGGGGGAGCGTCTAGGCGATCTAGGCGCTGCCGCCGGCCTGTCGGCGTCCGCCGTTCACCAGTGGGAATCCGGCACGACCAAGGGATTGCGGCCTGCAAACCTCGTCGCCGTCGCGGACCACTACAATGTTTCGATCCGTTGGCTAGTGACGGGCGTAGGCCCACAGCGCGTGGCCGAGATACGAACCGAATTCGAGCGCCAACTCCTGGACCTATTTCGCAAGCTGTCTGACGACGGCCAGCATGCGGCGCTCGGGCACATCAACTGGATGCTATCGCAGGAAAAGACCGACCCCACGCCGTCGGTCGCCGACCCGTACCCGCGCGCCAAAAAAGCCCCTACGCGCTGATCTCAAAAAATTTTTGCCCGGCGATTAAGGATGCTTGACTTCGTGCCCCGCCTTGCTTAAGATTGCTTCATGCCGCACAGACAGCGGCGGGAGAGCAAGCGATGTACAGAACTTCCGATCCCTACGCCACGCTCTGCGGCCAAGTCCGCGCCGCCGAAGCGCGAGAAGACGCCATCGCTGCGGCGATGGACGACACGCTGCAAAACTTTCGCAGCAACCCAATGCGCAGGATGGCCGCGTACTGGTCGATGCGCCCGATCGCGCCGCTGATGAGCGACCTAGTTGCGTGGGTCAACGAGACCGACGGCGACCCGGACGACACGCTTGCGAAGGCGCTTAGCAATCCGGAAATGTGGCTCGCACCGCTTCAGGAGAAATACGCGCTTGCGCGGGCCGAGCTCGAGACGAAGAACCGCGATTTTGCGAGCGAGGCGCAGGACGCGCGGGCGTGGGAACGCGGGGGGATGTGTTAGCCATGACGACGATGTTCAAACGCCGCCGCTTCGGCGACACCAGGTTCGACGACCCTGCCCCGCACGCGCAGTCGTGGCGCGCGGCGAACGACGAAGGCGAGGACGACGCGCTGCGTGCGGCGCGGGGAATCATCAACGCGCTGGTGATTGGCGGCGCGATGTGGGCGCTGCTGGCAGTGGGGTTGTGGGCGCTGTCGTTCTTGTGGGCGCAATGAGCGCCGCCCGCTGGCACCACGAACGCGACGCAGAACTTCAACAGAGAGAGGAACGACATGAGCAACCTAGTACCCGTGGCCGACGTGGAGCGGATGGCGCTCGCCATCGCGAAGTCGGGACTGTTTGGGATGAAGTCGCCCGAGCAAGCGATGGCGCTGATGCTGGTGGCGCAGGCCGAGGGGATGCACCCGGCAATCGCCGCGCGTGATTTCCACGTCATCCAAGGGCGGCCGGCGTTGAAAGCCGACGCCATGCTCGCGCGTTTCCAGGCGGCCGGCGGCAAGGTGCGCTGGACGAGCTACACCAACGAGCGCGTCGCGGCGATGTTTAGCCACGCGGCCGGCGGCGAGGTCGAGATCGAGTGGACGATCGCGCAGGCCAAGACGGCGGGGCTGACGGGCAAAGACGTGTGGCGTCAGTACCCCCGCGCCATGCTGCGGGCGCGCGTCATCAGCGAAGGCATCCGCACCGTGTTCCCCGGCGTCGCGGTCGGCGTGTACACGCCCGAGGAACTCGGCGACATGACACCCGGAAACGCCCCGCCAGCGCAGCCGCGCGAGGTCGACATGGGTCGGGCCGAGGAAGTGCTGCCGGAAGCGCCTATCGAGCTTCTAGAGGCCGCAGAGAACGCCGCGCGTGACGGGCTGGCCGCATACCAAGACTTCTGGAAAGGCTTGCAGCCGGCGGCGCGCAAGCAAATCGGCCCGCAGCGGCACGAAACGTACAAGTCGCTCGCGATGCAGTCGCCGGGGCCGGTCGCGGAGGCGCTCGAATGAACGACACCGAGAAAGCCGCGTGGCTGTCGGCCAGGACGGGCAAGCTGACCGCTTCCCGCATGGCTGACGCGATGGACGTGACGAAGGCCGGCAAGCCGTCGGCCGCCCGCACGAAGTTGATGCACGAGATCCTCGCCGAGCGGCTGACCGGCGACGTGGTGCCGCACTTCGTCAACGACCTGATGCGCTGGGGGCTGGAGCAAGAACCGGCCGCCAAAGAGGCATTCGAGGTCGCCACGGGGTCGCTGCTGATCCCGTGCGGGTTCGTCGATCATCCCGAGATCGGCGACTTTGGAGCCACGCCCGACTCGCTGCTCGACCGCGACGCCGTGGTCGAGTTCAAGTGCCCGCAGACGACCACGCACATCGCCTGGAAGCTGGCCGGCGTCGTGCCCGAGCAGCACCGGCCGCAGATTCTCGCGCAGCTTGCCTGCACCGGCCGCACGCGCGCGGTGTTTGTGTCGTTCGATCCGCGCGTGCCGCCGAAGTCGCAACTGTTCATCCGCGAGTGGACGCCGACGAAGGACGAGATCGCGGCGGTCGAGAAGGCCGCGCGTGACTTCCTGGCAGAAGTGGACGCCATGTGGGAGGTTCTGACGGCATGACCGAACTCGCCCCGCAGCAGTACGCCTGCGTCGCGCTTGTCGCGCGCGGGCTGGAGGACAACGAGATCGCCGAGGCGCTCGGCCTGTCGACCGGGACCGTCAAGGTGCATCTGCAAGCCGCGCGCAAGCACACCGGAGCGCGCAACCGCGTGATCTTGGCGCTGATGTTCGAGCGTGGCGAGATTGGCGAGAAGGTGGCGAGCATGGGCAACCGCTACGGATTGATTCGCGGCGACAAGCTCCGCGTGCTGCGCGGTCGGCTGCGCGGCTCGGTCGTCGCATTCCGTCGCGTCGCGAACGCGGAGCAGATTTACGTCGAGACGGCTGACGGCACGCGCGCAACGGTTACGGCGAAGTATGTTGAGCGCGTCGGAGCCCCAGCATGACCATCGACACCGCCCGCCTGCGTGCGCTCGCCGAGGCTGCTGCGCCGGGGCCGTGGAGCGTGCACGGCAACGGTAAAGACGAGTGGTACGTGTACGCGCTCGACGCTAGGTACGGGCCGCAGTCAGTCTACGGAGAATCCCCTGTAAAAGTCGCATGGGTGCCGTGCGCGCCTTTCGGCGGACGAAACGCCCGTGATTGCGCCTACATCGCCGCCGCCTCGCCCGACGCGATCCTCGCGATCCTCGACGAGCGCGACGCACTCGCCGCGATGCTCAAGGACTGCACGACTACGCTGAACACGATCAGCAGCATGGCCGGCTCGGCGCATCGGACGATGTCGCGCGACCTGACCGACTGGTCGGAGGACTGCATGCAGATCGAAGAAGTGGCGCTGCGGCTCAAGCGGTCCATCAACGACGCGCTCGACGGCGCGAAGGAGCCGACATGAGCGACACAATCATCGTGTGCCCCAGCAGCGGCGCCATCTGCGAGCACGCGGGATGCGCGGCCGGCTCGTGCTGGGCGAGGTCATGGTGGGAGCCGGTGCGGTACGTGCGCGCCGCCCCGCCGCCCGCCGCCGATGCGGTGAGCGAGGCGATGACGGACGCCGCGCTGAATGCCTGGTGGGGCGGCGACTACTGGCGCGATGACGAAGACAGCGTCGTTGCGGAAAGCCGCCGCAGTATGCGCGCCGCCATCGCCGCCGCGCTGGCCGCGAGGGACACAAAATGACCACCACCACGCCTAAGGAGGCACACATGAGCGACACCATCAGCATCAACGGCATCCACTACGTTCGCGCCGATGCGCGCCCGACCGGCACGCGTGCCGTCGTCGTCGTAGATAGAGGCTGGATTTTCGCGGGCGATGTGACGCGAGAAGACGGCCGCATCCGCATCAGCCGCGCGCTGCACGTTTTCCGGTGGGAGTCCATCGGATTCGCGAAGATGGTGGAGACGGCCAAGGCCGACCTGCGCCCCATCGCAGATGTGGACATGCCCGCCGACGCGGAGATTTTCTGCGTGCCGGTCGCGGACGATTGGGGGCTGTGATGAACGCGGCAACGCGCCCTGTCGGCTACGGCTACGGCAACGGCTACGGCGACGGCTACGGCTACGGCTACGGCTACGGCAACGGCTACGGCGACGGCTACGGCTACGGCTACGGCTACGGCAACGGCTACGGCGACGGCTACGGCTAC